AACATGTGGAGCTGACTGTCACTAATAGGTCGAGGGCTTAACCAAGTTGGTTTAGGTTGTCAGAAATGGCAGAGGAAGTAAGAACGGATGAAAAGATATGTACAATGTGTGGTTTTGAGGGTATATGCCCTAAGAGAAAACGGAGAGATGAGAGTCGCTTCGTTTTTATAGAATAAGCGCGAGTGGCTCAGTGGTGGAGTACAACCTTGCCAAGGTTGGGGTCGCGGGTTCGATCCCCGTCTCGCGCTCGTAAAGAGTCTTGTAATTACAAGGCTCTTTTTTCTTTGTGTTGCATTTCATGTTGCATAGCACTCGTGCCACCTCCTAAAAGATCGTCAAAATACCCGTCTATGAGATTATCAAAACGTTCCCGCTCCTCTGAAAATGTCTGCATATATACCCGCTTCATGACCTTGTCATTATCCCAGCCGCCGCGTTCCTCTGCATACTTATCAGGCACCCGCAGGAGGGCCATAATCGAGGCGTTGAGGTGCCGGAGATCGTGGAAGGTAATATGATCCATGCCGTTGTCGTCCTGCAGCTTAATCCAGCGATGATACAGCGCCTTGCCGCTGATCGGTACGAGTGCATCGCCCTCTACCTGATCGATCAGGGACATAATGTAGGGAGGGATCCGATGACGACGGTTACGTGTAGGGTTTTTGCCTATATCCTTCCGGATCGGTTCTCCGTCAACGTCAACGACCACCTCCCGGATCATGATGCAGTTAC